CCGATGATCGTCGCCTTGAGAGCATCGATCGCCTCGATGAAGATTCCAGAGGCGGCCATGTCATGCGACCTGAGCCCTATTGACTCCTAGGAGCCGATGGATCTGGCCGAGGCTGAGGATCGGCTGGCCTCCGCCCATGTCAGAGAAACTAGCGTACGAGTCGACTGAGCCCCGTTCACGATATAGCACAGCGGCCATCATGATCGCTCCGAGCTTGACATCCCTTGAAGGGACGGTGGAGAGGCTGTCGATGTAACCAGCTGATCTGCGGCGGCGATAACACCAGTCATTAGAGGCGTTCGTCGCTGTGGTGAGGAAAGCTGTGTCATTCGCTGTAGCCGAGTCGATTCCGAGCCATTCTTGGACATCAGCCACGACGATCCACGAGCACGAGGTCGACCAAGTGATCGTCCCGTACGGGTTGACAGCTGTTCTCTCGACATCGCTTCCGCTGCTCTGATAGATCAGCTGATTCTCGACGATGATGTCGTAGTTGAAGATCAGATCTCCCTGATCGTCGACTCCTGTGAAGAGGTAATTCTCGGTCGAGATAACCAGCTGGGAGCCGTTGAAGCCAGAGCTACAGTCGGAGACAATGATGGTCTGGCCGACTCCGATGTCTGTCGGCTCTAGAGTCTGAACCACAGCTACATCATCGAGCCGCTGTTCATGCGTGATCGAGAATGTAGCCATGATTCAGACCTCCAGGGGGATCAGACGAAGGAAGCCTTCACGTAACGGCTGGCATCGATCATCAGGGTAGCGAAGTACCCTCGCCATGCGATCGTCCGACTCAGCGTCGAAGGATTATCGATGGAGATCGCTCCCTTCTGCTGTTCCCAACACTCGAAGCCGACAGCATCGCCGAGGATGAGGGTCTCGTTGGCGAAGTTGCGATCCACGACGACTCGAAGGCCGAAAGCGACTCCATCGTTCGATCCTGGTGACATGGAGCCGAAACTGTTCATCGGGCCGACTGTCGGGAAGAGCGGACGACCCTGAGAGTCTTCCAGCTTTCCGAGAGCCTTGTAGATGTCAGGGCTCATGAAGAGATGCGTCGGGAGGTTCCCGTTCGAGGCCGAGAGGATGGCGGCGGCGTTGTCGTAGAGCCAGCCGAGCCACTCGGTCGGATCGCCGATGTTCGCTGAGGTGAAGTTGTCGGTCGTGGTTGCTCCAGCGACGAGATCGTCGGCGGCCTTGTTGTCCGAAGCGTTAGCATAGATGCGACCCATGTCGGACAGCAGAGCGGCGATGATCTCTGGACTCGACCAGTCGATGAGCTGCTCTGAGACGTTCGCATAGCCGCCGAGTGTCACCTTCGTCACGGTGTTGGCTGCGACTTGGAACTCCGAAGCTGTGAGCGTGGCGAGCTCGGAGCTCTGGACTCCGATCGAAGCGTGAGTCGAGATCGAGGGACGCTCGAAGGTCTTCCCAGCTGTCGGCATCGCACGAGCTTTGAAGACATCGATGACAGGCCTGTCTCCGACGTAATTCGTATAGATGCTCCCCACGATCGGAGTCGGGAGGACTCCATCGTTCGAGCTGGTCGTGACATCGGGAGCAGCGAGTCGGATCTGCTCGTTCATCTTGTGCCAGCGATCTCCACCTTCAATGGCGGCGGAGATCCATTCGGAGCCACTCGGAAGGCTGAACGTCTTCGGCGTGGCATAGATCGGCGTGACAGCGATGGCCTCGGGAGCCGATGCCGACACAGGTTCGGGGGTGGTCATAGAGTCCTCCTCGGGCTCAGGGTATGGGGTTTCTTCGTCTTCCTCTTCCTCGGGGGCTGAGGCGGCGACTGATGTGATTCGGGCCGAGTCGTAGGCTGGTACAGCGACCAGACTGAGCTCGTGCCAGATAGCGGACTGGACTCTCATTGTCCCGTCCTTGTCGAACTTGAAGGTCTTGGGCTCGACTCCGACGCTCACAGCGTCTAGTGCTCCCATCTTGAGGAGCTCCAGAGCATCATCTCCAGCTCTCGTGGAGGCGATTCTTGCTGTGAACATCATCCCCTCATCGGTCGAGACTCGTTCAGTGACGAGACCTCGAACCTGTGAGAGATCATGAGATTCGACGAGCTTCGGAGCTCGACCTTCTTCAGGGAGCGATCCCTTCTCGAAGAGGACACGAGTCCCGAGGCTGTCGGTGGTTGTGACGTTCCAGGGAACGGCGAGACCTGTGATCGATCTCGACGGTGGTTCATCGGGAGCGGAAGCGTCGACGGATAGATCGGTGACATGGAGTTGAATCATGATAGAGCTCCTTCTGATTGAGCGGCGGGCTCTTGAACGATCTCCTGCTCCTGCTTCCCGAAGATGTCCGCTGTGTCGAACTCTACGTGCTTACCTCGGGGGATGATGTCGTCCATTGAGAGACGCTCTGCGATGGTGGTTGCGTATGGTTTCGCTCCCCAGATCCACAGATCGACACGCTGCTCCTGAGCGTTGTTGTACGTCATTCCCGAGCTCGTCGGAGCGGACACGAGATAGGCTGGGACTCCAGCGAGACGAGACAGCTCTAGAGCTGAGTGTTGGCGAGCTTCGATGAGCTGAAGCTTCTGAGGATCAGCTGTGAACTCCTTGTACGTGACTGAGCTGTTGAGAGCTCCGATCGCTGACTTCTGTCGTACTTCCGACCAGGCTGAGGCGAGATCGGCAAGCTCTTCTGCGCTGAGTGGTTCCGAGTTGTCTGTCTGCTGAAGCCATCCCATAGCGACCTCGGACATAGCGAAGCGTCGAGCTGCTTGATCGAGACGGAGAGCGATGTCGATCGATCTCTGGCCGCTGTAGATGATTCCCTGATCTGGAGCTAAGAAGAAGACAACATTCTCCATGTTCAGCTCGACACCATTGAACTCGACAGTCGTCGGATTCCCGAAGTATTGCGGCGGTACGTTGTTAGGTGTCGAGATGTTCGACATCGGTAGCCATTGGAAGGACGCTGGGAACCCTGTCGAATAGCGGCTGGTGATTACCCAGCAGCTCGCGCCATAGAACATCAGATCGGAGACAGTTTGAGCGATGATGAACTGGCGAGTCACCTTGGGATCTGGACGAGTCATCCACGATTCTCCCAAGACGTAGATCTTCTCGTAGTCGTCCCCGTTCCATTGGAGCGTGTATTGACGTATATCGAGGCCAGCGACCATCGAGGCGATCATCGACCTCGATCGAGTGATCGTGGGGATGGACAGAGCTCGTTCCTCAGCCGTTCCGACTGAGTAGCCGAGGAACGAGCCGAACTGTCCTGCGCTCCCTGCGGCGGCCTTGATCGTGGCCGAGGCAATAGCTGGCGGTGCTGTGCGGCGGAAGATTCCCACTAGAGCTGGATCATCCCACATTCTGAGACGGATTGCTAGGATTATCGAGCGATCCCGATAGCTGCTCGTCGAGTGGAGGTCTTCTTGGAGGCCAGAGCTGCTGCCCAGACCAGCGTCCGACAGAGCTCGATCGGGCCTGGGGACTTCTGTGAGGACAGGACAACAGTCCCAGAGGTCTTCCCGAGAACGGCTCGTGATACGTGCTCGGTCAGCTGAATCTGGCCTTCGTGGAGGATCCGTCCTTCCAGAATCATCGAGCGGACAAGTGTGGTGAACTTGAGGAGCTCCCCATAGCCGACAGTCTGAGTCCTTCGACGGTACTTCTCTGGAGTGTGAATGTCGAGCGTCGGAGTGACAGCGAACGTGACCTCGGGATCAGCTAGAACTCGATCGACCTCAGTCCAGAGCTCCTCCTCCTTCTCGACGATGATCTCGACTGTGACTTGGATCTTCCCGTCCGCTCTAGGAGCTGCTCGGATCCCGACATAGCGAGAATCATCGATCGAGCTATCGATGGCAAGAACTCCTCCAGCTGGCATCGCTTCGGAGGTCTGCTGACTTTCCCAAGCGTCGATCGGGAGCCATCCAGCAGCCGAGGCAACCCATTGGTTCAGGTGAGCTCGGAGGAAGGCCGCTCGATCAGGGGACTCGGCGGCTGCTTCCAGAGCCTCGACTCGGACAGTCTGGCCGAGAGCTGGATTCGCCCATCCCCACCACTCTCGACCCCATCGGCCAGCCGGAGAGCTCCATTCAGCGAAGTAGAGCCGAGAGGGTCGTCCAGCGTCGATCGACTGGATCGCTTGTTCTCGGAGCTGGATCATCGCTGTCGAGCTCTGGTCTCCAGCTGTCGACCACATTGACATCAGCGGTGAAGGCCTAGCGAGCATTGTTGGCCGAAGAGCATCGAACACCACAGAGGGGGAGATCTGCCAGAGCTCATCGAGGAGGACGAGATCGTTCGAGGCTCCATGCTGAGATCCTGTGGCAGCGACGACTCGAAGCGTCGACCCGTCTGGCATGATGAGTTGTTCCCGACCATACGACCAGAAGGCCTTCCCGCCCATCGCCTCTAGGATCGGAGCAAGCTGTCGGAACATCGCCGAAGATCGGTCGAGCTTGTTAGCGACCAACATGACACTTTGAGCGTCTCCTCGGATCGCTGGCATGGCACACAACCACCAGCCAGCCAGAGCTAGAAGCCCTACCGACTTCCCTTGTTGTCTGGCACAGGACACCAGCGATTCGGTATGGCAGAGCTGCTGGTCAATATGCTCCAGCTGTCCATCGAGGACGAGCCTCTGCCAGTCCATGAGCGTCTTCCCGAGATGCCGCTCCGCCCAAGCTGCTACCTGGGGGCCGAAGGTCTCAGAGCTCCGAGACGCTGAGACCAGCCTCGGCTCCGCTCTGCCAACTAGCGGAGAATCAGCCGAGATGTCGTCAGATCTGTCGGATTCACGACCCTCCAAGAGAGAGCGGAGTA